AGGAGAATTACGAGGATCGTCGACAATACGATTACGGCGAGCTATGTCTTTACATAGCTTGTTATTGTAATACATATTAGGTAAGTTGTCGAAATATTTCTGTGTCACAGTACACCTCGCGCTGCTGTATTAACATCACGAGGGGCTTCAGTATAATAATTCCAATTATCAAATGGTCTATCAGTTGGCATTCCCGGGTCTTCTTTCAAGTCTACCAGGTCATTTGATAACCAATACTCCAGTTCCAACCATTTCGTGGACATTACTATCGATTCAGACGGATTTACGTCCCCTTTATAGAATCCTGGAAAAGGATTGCCTCCTTGATAATCTACAGTAATTGCAGTCAGTACGCATGGTTTGAATTTGTATAGGTATTGAACATTTGGAGAAAAGTACATAGTGTATATTTTAGGGAATTGTAATAATATTTTTTGGTCTCCAACAACTGTTCTGGGACTCATGTTTTTTCGAAGAAGGAATGTAATTTTTCTTATTGCCCTAGCCTCTTGTAAATTTTTAGGAGAGAATTTCCAAGTAAAATCAAAAGTTCTGTAATTAGGGGCTGACATTGTAACTGTCTTAAAGGTATTTAGTGTGAGACCCAACGATTTTGCAACCCCTCCAACTATTGCTTGACCTGCTTGACCAATTGCAGATTGTCCAAATACTCTACCTGCTGCTCCAAACAAGTCTCCCAAATAACTATAATCTTGCCCAAACTCAACTTCGAACGAATCGGTTAATGGCGTAGGCAGTTGCAATCGATACTGACGTTCTATCTTCAATTGCCTTGAATCGTAGCTCCATTCATTTTCGTTTATAACAAAATGGTATTTTGGTAAATCTAGTGGGAATGTGTAAGACGTGACAGTTTGAGTGCCAATGCTCTCTAGTATTCTTTGATCCACATTTTCGATTGGATACCCACTCGCATAATTATTTCGTTGTATCGTTGTGCTAGCAGGAGCGTTAGATAATCCAGCTAATAAATTTGGTGATGTTGGCATTTGAACCCTTCAATGAAACGACAGTTTGTTTATATTTATATAAATATATTTATGGCTAGAAAGTATCATCAAGGAATATTCAAACCAAAAAATCCCAAGAAATACGTCGGCGATTCCGCCAATATCGTGAACATAAATAAAGACGAGTCGCGAGACTGCAATCTCCACTCGTTCTAACACCTTTCGAGGAGGTATCAGCAATGTCTATTTATTGCTTTATATGTAAGGAAGAAAAGAAATCATATGGCTCTCTAAGTAAACACATTAGAGACCACCACAAAATATCCTCAAAACAATATTACGACGCTTTTGTTTCCCTTTCAGGCAAATGTGAAATTTGTGGTGACCCAACACGTTTTAAGAATATAAATGTAGGATATTCACCTACATGCTCTAGCTCTTGCAAAGGGAAGAGAAACAGACAACGTTTAAAAAACGATGCGATTAAACACGAAATGTTTGTAAAAAAAGTTCGAGCAAACGTAACTAGAATATGGAAAACGAGATCTGTAGAAGAAAAAAGTAGGATTAGTGAAAAGTCAGCTGCATTGAACGTTGCAAGAATGAAAATGTTAAGTGATGAACAAATCAAGCAAAGATATTCAAGATATCATAAATGCGATCAATCAACCATCGACAAACTTAATGAGATTGGTAGGAGGCAATGTTTAAAAAACATGAAGCTTGGCGTGTCTGGTTATAGATCAACTCTAAAAGGTAAGTATAAGCCAAAGAACCCCGACAAATATGTCGGGGATATCAACTGTATAATTTATAGAAGCTCCTATGAATTGAAGTTCATGTCATATCTGGATAACCATCCGGATATTATTTCATGGGCATCAGAAGAAATGTTCATTCCCTATGTTTCTCCAGTAGACAATAAAGTTCATAGATACTTTCCTGACTTCATTGTTAAGAAAAAGAATGCCAAAGGAATCGTTGAAGTTCTAATTATTGAAATCAAACCAAAGCATCAGACTAAACCTCCAAATATAAATACTAAGCGCAATAAAAAAACAATGATTAACGAGGCAATTACCTATCAAGTTAATCAAGCAAAATGGAAAGCTGCTGAACAATTTTGCGCCGATCGTAAATACAAATTTGTAGTTCTTACAGAAGACCAGTTAGGAATCAATGGCTGAAAAGCAAAATAATAAACCATCATTTTTCGATAAACTGAGAGCAGCCGCATCAACCAAACTTAAAGAGATGACTGGTAAAGCTGTTATCAGAGCGAATGATATTCGAATGGCGCTGGGTAACAAACGAATTTCCGGACGTCAGGTATTTACTGACAAGTCTCGAATGGTTGTTTCTCTGAGACCAGTTCATCTTGGCAAAATGTGTATGTTTTTCTACGATCCAAAGCTAAAAGCAGATCTGCCATACTATGATCGCAATCCTTTGGTGATTCCATTAGAACTGTATGATAATGGCTTTCTTGGATTGAACTTGCACTACCTTCCTCCTCAAATGAGAGCTCGTTTGATGGATATGCTATATGATCGAGTATACAAAGTTTCAAATTCATCTGATATCAATGAGAAGAAACGATATCAAGTATCATACCAGTTGGTCAAGATGCTATCCAGCATTGGTCGTCATAAGTTATTTGCTCCTTGTACCAAGCGTTACTTATATTCTCACTTGAGGTCAAGAATCTACATTCTTGATCCAAATGATTGGGAAATTGCGATTTATCTGCCAAATGAAGATTTTGCCAAGTTAAATAAACAACGAGTATGGGCCGAGTCGGTTCAAAAAGCAGGAATAAAGAGACAACAATAATGGCATTCAACATAAACAACTTTCGTGCGGAAGTAAATAACCGTAAAGGTCCAATGAGAACCAACAAGTTCTTAGTAACCTTTCCGTTACCTGCAGTTATGCTGAGGCAACAACAAAACGTTGTTAGCAGCGCAAGAACTATGGAATATTGGTGTGAGGCTGTCAACTTACCTGGGTATTTAATTGGAACGCATGATGTTCGTCGTTGGACATATGGACCAGTTGAGAAGAGAGCTTTGACTCCAAGTTTCACTGATTTGCAATGCACGTTCATTAACGACAATCAATCGACAGTTCTAAACTTCTTTCAAACCTGGCAACAAGCGATTCTGCCTCATGAGGCAACTCAAGGAATTAACACTCTACAGAATGGAGGATACGTGTATGAATTGAATTACAAACAAGATTATGCAACAGACATACATATCATAGTATTTGACGAAGCCGGAGAAGAAACTGTACACGTAGTTTGCCGTGAAGCTTTTCCCGCACAACTTCCAGATACGCCATTCTCTTGGGCTGATACTAATAATGTAATGAGATTTCCAGTAGTATTCCACTATTTGGATTGGTACTATCAACCAACTACATCATAAGATAAGGAGAGTATACAATGGCTTTACCAAAACTATCGCATCCAACATTTGATGTGAAATTGCCATCAAATAACGAAAAACTAAAATGCCGACCAATGCTTGTCAAAGAAGAAAAGATTCTTCTTGTAGCAAAGCAATCGGGCGAGAGACTAGACCAACTGAATGCTATTAAGCAAGTAGTAACTAATTGTGTTGTTTCTGATAAGTTCAATATCGATTCAATTCCATTTGTTGATATGGAATATCTATTCCTAAAGATTCGAGAACTGTCCGTTTCATCGACTGCAAAAGCATCGTTCCGAGATAACGGAGACGACAAAGTTTATGACTTTGACATCGATCTAACTAAAGTGGAAGTTAAGGCCGATGATCAAGTTTCTCCGTCAATTGATCTCGGTGAAGGTGTTACTGTCGTTTTAAAGTATCCATCAGTTGCTGTTTATACCGCGAAGCAATTTTTCGATCTAAAAGAAGAAGAAATCTTTGAATACGTACTAATGAAGTCGATTGACAAGATCTTTGAAGGTGACAAGATGTACGACATGAAAATGGTTTCAGACAAAGAGCTGAAAGAGTTTATCGAATCAATTCCATCTAAACACTACGAAAAGATTCAACAGTTCTTTCAGAATGCTCCAACTCTTTATTACAAGATCGAGTACGAGAATTCCAACAACGAGAAGAGAACAATTGAGCTAAAGACGCTTGATGATTTTTTTACGTTTGGTTGAGCCATAACACATTAGAAAACTACTACAAGTCAGTTTTCAATTTGGTTCAACAATTAAGATTTAGTACAATAACAGAATTGGAAAATATGGTTGTTTATGAAAGAGACATTTACATTGCTTTGATAACTGAAGACATTGCAATCAAAGAAGAAAAGATAAAACAGCAGCAGGCTCTCGCAGCCGCTGCTGCTCAAAGGAGATTCTAAGTGGCAGACGACAAATGGGGTCAGTTATCAGATAGAGAAAAGCGTTTCAGACTATCTGAGAAAAGGCAAGAAAGAGCAGAAAAAAGACTTTCTGAACCAGCTGGTTCCTTGGGAGAAGCTATTAAGCGTGTTCCTTCTCAAATGAGAAGGAATTTTGCTGACCGTGTTTCCCAAGAGTTTGGAACATTAGGCTCAGCAACAGTTGCTGCAATTAGAACTCCGGGGGCCCGATACCAAGCATTCAAGCGCGAAGTATCTCAAGGAATCAGAGGCGCAATTGCTGATGCTTTGGGTAGTGGGCAAATTGGTCGTTATCTTGCGGATAAGGTTCGGTCAGGAATTCGGTACGATAAAGATCCGCAAAAGAATTTTGAACGATTGAGAGCAGGGTTAGTAGCAGCAAGCCAAGACTTTCAACAGATAAAGGGTACGATTAGTAGCGTTAATAAACAAACGCGTGAACTCGCTTTGGTAGTAAAGCAGGTTGCTGAAAAGGTCAACCGAATTGAAAGAGAGCAGTCAGTTCAACAACGATTAATTGACCAATTGAAACAGGCTGCTGATGAAAACAAACCACGGGTTAGTGGCTTGGGTATAGCTAATAATGATAACAACAAGGTTTCTCCTGCAAGTATAGCTCCTCAAATAGATTCATTGTTATCAGGTGCAGTTGGAGGCGCACTTAGTAGAATACCCTTTTCAAGG